TCATAGGTATTCGGCGCACAACCTTCGGCTAACGGTATAACGAATGCGGATTCAGCCTTCAACGGGCTGCCGTTCTCCTGTGTGAATTCCATGGCGAGCGGCAACTCAGCCGTGCCAAATACTCTATTGGCAAATCGCGTATTCGCCGCGCGTATTTTTATCGCAATCGGGCCGAGAATCATTGGCGCATCTCCTTGGCTATATCATTCAAAACACGACGCACACTATCACGGATGCCGAATTCGTGCTTCTTAAACGCGGGCTCAAGCCAGGGCCGCGCTTCCAGTCGGGTCTTCGGCGAACCCTTCTCCAAAAATATCGGATACGGCGGATTCGTTATGATACTACCAACCTCGACTTCAGTGAATCGCGCGTCTGCAATAATCGACCGTAGTAAATCACCAGTATCGACAGCAGGCGGATTACCGGGAGACGATGCGCGATGCATCACCGGCTTACCTTTTTTACTATATCCGCGCGAATACAACCTGCCCGACTTCGGCGTGTTCCGCATTGATAAAATAATCTCATTGCGTATTTCATTGGCACCGGCTACCAACTCCGCCATTATACGATGTCCGGCTTCGCGCCCGTATTTACCGACGATATTTTTACCGGCTTCACCAAACGTAATCTCTCTGCCGGCGAAATCCTGTATGCGCGACGTCAGCGGCATCAAATTACTCACGAGACGACCCCCTTCAACGTGTCGAGCTGACCCATTTCTTTCGCCAGTATCTCGACGTATTCGTCGGCTTCCCTAACGTTACGCGCCGTTATTATCTTGAACAGCCTGCCGACAGAATCCGAATTTCGGCTGAGCAAAAATATGAAATTATCGGCACGTATATAGCCTCCGCCTTCGCTTGTCATGCCAATCATCAAGCAGTAGCGCACGGTGAACTTATGCGTGGGCGTATCCTTAATCTGCACGTTGCGGATATATGCGGCTGCCGCCGATTCGCTCAGCTGCGCAACGCCCGCCCAAACCTTGACGAGCGGCTTGTAGGTCTGCGTGCTGCCGCCAGCCGCGTTCGGTATTTGTTCGCCGCGCATAAACTGTATGCGCCTGCTTAATTTGTCTACAAGCCATGCGCTCATATACGGATCACCTTATATGGATTGAAGAGCGGCTTCGCGTCAGGCGGCGGATCACCGGCATCGGCTCTACCGCGTGCTGAGTACATCGTATTCGCCCACAACATTATGCCCATTTTAATTGGGGCGGGAACAGCTGCACGTTGTGCTGCCGTCGTTGCCCCGCTGGCACCATAACCGGCAATGTATTCAACCTCAAAGCCGCTACGATAGCGCTCGACATTTATCGGCGGCACGCTACCCTTCCTAATCACGAGTCTGCCGTCATCACCGGCCATCCAGTAAGCGTTTGCCAAATCCCAGTTCTCAAGCGTCGTGCCGTCCTCGTAAAGCGTACGCATCGCCGTCACCGCGACAAGCGGAAGTCTGGGCAAGGGTACGGGAGCCGCTGACGTCGCAAGGAAACTCGGGAGCAGGGCGACGATGCCCGGAAAGAAATCCATAGACATAACGATAGTCTGCTGCATAATCGCCCGGCCCATATATTCTTCGGCGGCTTGCGTGGCTGCCGTCACGAACAACTCAATGAGGCCGTCTTCGTCCATGCTATCCAACCTGCCGAACATCTTGACGTCGTCAAGTGATACGCAAGCCGCAGTTGCCGGCGTCTTTACGCGGAACGTCCACGTCCACGGCAGCTCCTGCGGATTGATCAGGCGGTCGTTAAAACTGGGGTCTGGGAATTGCTCGTACATTTACGCTCTCCTGCCCTTTTTGGCGACAACCGGTTCTTCGATGGCCGCAACGGCTTCCACCGGCTCCTGGACTACCGGCGCAACTTCTGCGACGGCCTTGTTTTCATAAGTGGTCTTCTGCATCTTCTGTGCGGGCACCGCGGGTGGCACGGCATGATCCACGGGCGGCGCATCGATTGCATCGGCTACCTTCATGTCAACAACAAACGCCTTGGCGAGAGCCGCGGGTATATCGTAGGTCTCTCCCATCCTGTACGTATTCACGTGGATGCCATCCGGACTTCCCGGCGTTGTCTCTTTCATTATTACCTTCGGCATTTTATTTCCTCCAAATTTTAAATTTACGAACTGCGCTGAGGATTATACGCAACCCCCCAGCTGTTGGATCGATTTGTTTGCCATTCATTATCCGTGTTACAAACAAGTTCGAGCCAAAGCCCACTTGCACCATTGATGCTCGCATTGATCATTGAGCAGTCAGAATAACCGACAGCAATAGACGCGCTGGTAGCTGCGAGAATCGATACTTGTGATGCGATTGCACCGGTTCCAAATTTGATGATGAGTGTCGCGCCTTTGTTAGCAGCCGGTAATTTAACCGATGTGGTCGCAGAAGGATACCATATCTCTACTGTACCGTAACCTACGGGTATGACACTCACCGTCTGAATAGCTGACGCCATTGTAAAACTCGTGCGAGTCACCGGACTGAGCAAAGTAAGCCTTAGTGCTGACCCTGCGATCTGATCACCATCAGCCCCTCCTGCTACATCGCCGACGTCAAAGAAACCGCCGGAAGTGATGAATAACGTGGTGCCGCCCTGGCCTCTACCTACTGCTGCCTGATATGTATCGTATCTTGACATAACTGCCTTTCTTAAAAACAGGGGCCGTATAACCGGCGGCCCCATTCCGGTATTTTACCGCAGACGCATTACGCGTCGAGATTCGGCGTAGTCACCGGCCAGTTTTCGGCATGGCCGAGCTGGGCTTCAATGAACATATACCCCGACGTGTTGTTAGCCATCGCACCGGTGGTCGAGATGTTTACGCGGACGTACCGCTTGTTACCGACGTAACCCACTCTCAGGCAGGCTCCGCTGTACGTACTTGCAACCACCGGAATAATTCCCGACGTCATCACACCGGACGCCGTGCGGATCACGTCAATACTGCCGCAAACTGCGTAATCGCTGGGGCCAAGGCCGAGCGCGCTGGCATCAGTGTGCTCAACACGAAGGTACCAGTATGAAGTGGCGGGCACCACTGCGGTGCTCGTTGCCAGCAGGTAGCAGTTGAACGTCAGGCTGTCATAGCCCTGCCGGTCAACAGCCTGCCCAGTGTTGCTCGTGGCAAGCAACGCGGTGACGGCGGCTGCGCCGTCGCAGCGTGCGTTGCTGAAATACGTAAATGTTTCTCTGGTGTTCATGTGTTCTTTTCCTCCTCGTTAAATATTTACGAAAGCCGTAAAGACTTACGCACCAAGCGTCGGCGTCCCGATGTACAGGAGCTTGATTGCCTGGAAATTAACAACATCGCCACCGACCCGGCGTCTCGTGTAGAATTCAACAAACGGTTTCTTGGTGTAGGGATCACGCTGAACAGTGATACCCTGTCTGTCGACGATCTGATAAGCCTCGCGGAAATCGGCGAGTGCACCGGCAAGCGCGTTAGCTGCAACCGTCGGCATGCTGGTGCTCATGCGAAGGGGCAAGCCGAGCAGTGTAGACGGTTGGCCTTCGGTGATACCCGGTCTCCAGATATACTGACCGTCGCCGTCTTTGAGCTGCATGATAGTGGCAATAGTCAGGCGGTTAAACAGCCAGGTGCCGCGCATAAGAAGGTCTTCGACCAAGCTGTATTTCAGCCGGATGAGACCGTCCGTGGTAATTGTTGCCGCCGCGCCCGAACCGCGCTGTTCGATCTGACCGAGGGTTACGCCGCCGTCGCCTTTGGTGCCAGCATAGTCGGCATAGGTCAAGAAGCCTCTGGGTTTATTGATGCCGCTACCCGATACGAACGCAGCCGCTTCTGCCCTGCCGAACTTCTCGCTGACTTTCTTGGCAATCCACTCTTCGAGATTAATGCTGGCATCGTCGATCATGGACTGAGTCGCGTAAGGCCGCGCCGACTGAATATGCACGGGAATACGCTTTTTGTTGAACTGAGAGCTACCGCTGATAGTCGTCGAAACGGTCTCACCTTCCCAATCACTGGCGAACTGGCCGAGGTCTTCGAGCATTTCCAGAGCATCGGTACCGATCGCCTCAACTGCGGCGAGCTGCCGAATCGGATCCATCTCCCAGATGCGCTCGACAACGCGCGCGCTCATTACCGGCGTTACGAGAATACCACCATCGGGGTCACTACCGGTCGTCAGGTACTTAAAGGCTTCCGGGTGACTGATGGGGATATTTTTCTCGTCAATGCGCAGGTAAATGCCCATGGCCTGCTGATAGTTTTTGTATTCCTCGATGCTCACCATATCGTCGGGGATACCGGTCTTCGGCAGGTTCTTGTGGGCGACCATCTGATGAATCTTGAACTGCCGGGCCATATCGAATTCTTTAGCCTCGGACTCGGACATATGACGACCGCCACCTGCTGCCATCATACGTTTTACGCTGACCTCAACATCGTCCAGCCGTTTGGTAACCGCATCTTCCAGCTTCTCCTGCCGGCAGGTGATGTCCTCGCTGAGCTTGGTCATCTTCTCACGGTCGAGAGCGTCCACCTTGCCGTCCGTCTTCGTGCACAAATCGCGCATTTCCTTCACGCTCTTCTGAAGCGATTCGGACAGCGCTTTCGTGTTACCGCCCAACTTCTTGACCTCTTCCGCGACGGCTGCGAAGATTTCCGGCTGTATTGTCTGCCGGTCGGTATTCTCGCCGTCCGCGTCTTTGATCGAGTAGAGGGGTCTTCCCATTAATTCTACTTTCATTGACTTTCCTCCTTGTTGAAATTATGCTGCGCGTGTTAAATTTTTATCGCTGCGTTTGCCTTCTTAAGCTCGTCGAGCACCGCCTGCCAATCCTGTCCGCTGTCTACGTGCTGTTGTCTCCCTGCGTCCCGCAGTCCCGACTTACACAATGCGACAAGATATTTGGAAACTTCGTGATCTATCCCTGCATCCCGCAGTGACCGTTCGAGTTCCCTGGGTGTCTTCGCGCCAAGAATTTCTTTAACGGACGTGACCGATGCACGCATATTCATCGGAAACGTCACGAGAGAAATTTCCCATAATTCTGCTTCTTTGATTGTCCGCACTCGTTTCTTTTCATCCATGTCGGACAGCACCGTCGAATAGCCAATCGACAGGCCTTTTATACCACCCATGCGCATGATCTTGTGCACGGGGATACCGTCGGGCATCGCCGTCGGCTCTACTCGGCCCTCAACATACAGACCCTTTTTATCTTCTTGCAAGCTCGTCCATATTCCGATGGGCGCGCGGGCATCATGCGACCACAAGAGCGCGATGCCATTACCGTTGCGCCCGTTGCTCTTAAGCGTCTTCGCAAAGCATCCCGGCGCTATAACGTCGCCGCCACTATCCGCAGGGCCGCCGAACGTGCTCGCATAGCCTTTAAAATGACCGTCTACGTTGACGTCGTCCGTCTTAATCTCAAGACTAAAACTCAGTGTTTCGTCTCCGCGTCGTGCAAATTTTGTCATCATCCCCGTCCTCCTCAGACCCATTGAACTCGTCCGCCTGCGCGTACCGTATGATATAAGACCACACATCTGCAATTTATAATATTAGCGGCACTGCCGCGCGGATCGCCGGGATTCATCAGTTTCTCGCCGCCGATATCAAAGGGTTCATACATACCCCTGCGCTGTCCGTTCGCCTTCTTGTGATCGGCCCGCGTGCGTTCATCCGCCATACTCACCCACTCGCGCTCAAATTTAACGCGAGTACTGCGCACCGATTCGTTCACCGCATATGTAGACGCCGCGTGTACTTCCGTCCGCGCAATTCTAAACGCGCGCTTCAAATTCACACCGGCTGCCGTGCTTGCCCATATATTCTCCGCCATCACTGCATAACTATCGCCGTTGTTCGCTCCCGCCGAAATTATCGCCCGCAATCCTTTTATCGTCGCCGTGTCCATCAGTTTTACTTTCGCCAAAGCCTGGGTCAACGTCCACCGATGAAATGCCTGCCAAAACTCTTCGGACATCCCCTTCTGTTCCTTTGGCCCAAAACTCCCTTTTTGACGGTTGGCGAACGCCGATTCCACCGATAAAAAAAACGTTTGGCCGACACGTGTATACTGTTCGCTCAACGCTTTTATCAGCAGGCCGCGCAAACTGTTGACAACGATTTCGACGTCGAATACCCCGTGCTTGGCGTGGGCAGCTGCTACCCGCCACTGATGGTCGAGTAACGCTTTTACGTGCCGTCTGAACGCTCGCTCCAGCAGTATTTGCTGCCTGACTACAGCGGCCTGCGCCCTGACTTTTCCCCGCACCGTATTGACGTCGAAGTACATTCAACGCGCTCCTTATTCCCCGCACATCTCAGCAAGTGCCTTTGCAGCCGCTGCAACATCTTTGTTGTCGTCACCAGCGCAGGCGTCGAGAGCCTTCTTGTACACCATACCGTCCTTTACGACAGGATGCGTGTACGCCATGCGCGTATCAGCAGGCTTGCTCATATCTATGCCGAGGTGATGGCTGCCGTAACGGCCCCAGTCATCGCCTTTTTCGCCGAGCATCTTCTGCCGGTCAGTCTCGCCAAACTTGAGGCGGTCGCCAGTGTTCACGCGCCCCGCTCTGATACACGTTTTCGCGTTCTCAACGGCTTTTGTATGTACGCCGACCGCTTTTTCTTCGAGGCTCGGCTCTATCCACGCCGTCTCCCCGCAAGCCGCTGCGAAGCTACCGCCGTGTGCGCGGCAATGATCGCGGGCCGCCGCGGCTTCCCACTCAACTTGCGGATACCGATACGCTTGTATTTCAGACTTACCGTCTCGGGTTACGCCGAATATCACGTCGATTTTCTTATCGGCTGACCTGAGATAGGCGTTCTTGCGGACAAACTTCACATACTTGCTGGCGTCGTTAAATCGTCCGCTGTGCTCATCTACTGCCGGCGCCATTTCCGCGCGAGAATCAACATCCGATTTTTCCCTGTTGACTCCAACCGATTCGTTTTCTACTTGCGTGAGTTTCATTTTCCGTCCTCCTCAGTACCGGGCTTCACAGCGCCGGCAGGTTTCTTTTTTGGGGTCGTGTCATTTTCGTCAACGCCTTCACCGTCTGCCTCCAAATTGACCTCTTCCTCACCGTCGACTATGTCCGTTAAATCACCGCCCGCATTCGGGTCTTCCCCTGGATTCTCACCGAGCGGCATCATCGTAGCCTGCTGATATATTTTATCGGCGGGGTCGTTGCCGTTGGCGGCGTCGAGCACGTTCTGATAGTCCTCGTGGCCAGTCATCCTGCGCTTTTCGTTAATCGTTAGGAAGTCCGCGCCCTCGGCTTTCTCGTACTGCGATTTACGCCGGGGCTCCAATGCGGGCAGCTTGTCGTAATCGGGGACGAGCGCCATGCGGTCGCCGGCGGCAAACATCCAATGAGAAAAGCCACCGCCAAATCGCTTGAGATAAAAGAATACCGTATTCTCCCAGAACGCGAGCAGCGCGCTTTCATAATTGCTGTACGTATTGTCGCCGGGAATACCGAGTATCATTGGCGGCACACCAAATCCCAAGGCTATACGCCTCGACATCTCCCGGTTGCTCTCTATGTAATCCATCTCCAGCGGGCTCCAACCGTACGGCGTTACCGTCGCGCCTTCACCTTCGACGATGAGATGCTTGCCCGTATTCTTCGGCCCGCCGTACTTCTCGCGGAGCTTCTTTTCGAGGCGATTGTATTCGGTGTCGCCGATATTCCCCTTGAAACTGACGATCATTCCCGGCCTGCCCTGATTCTGGAGGAGGTTTTTATTCCATTCCATAGCCTCATTCGCCGTATCGATTTCACGACTCGTCGGCTCAACGGGGCCGGCCCCGTACCAATCGTGAAGTGGATGGAAGAATTTCATATGCCAGATATTCGATTCCCCGCTTATCGGATCAATCGGCCACGAGCATTCCCTGCCGCTCGGCCCCGTGTACTTATAACCGCGGCGCACACCGGTATCCGGATTAACGTCCACCGTCATACGGTCGGGGCGATGACTCCACAACTCACGGGTGACGCCGGCATTCTTTCCTGTAGTCGGGCCTATGCGTTCCATGTAGGCGTTCCCCGATATTACGGCAAATGCCGTATGCCTACCGATAAGTTCTCCCCATGTATACTCAGGGTTCGGCCGGTACATAAGGTCGATGACGGGATGATCGGTCACTTCTTCAATGGCACCGTCACGTCGCCGGCGTTCAATTCGCCACGGCGTGGACTCGACGGCGCGCGCAATCTCATCAGCGCATCGATAGGCGACTACATTTGTTAGATAGGCTTCTTTGGCAAACGTATCGTAACGCCGAGGTCGCCACACGGCTCCGCTGCCGCCGGGGATAAGTACCTGCTGCACAGGGCTCCACTTCTCCTCTTTACCGGCAGCGCGACGCGCCCTAGCCGGAGCGGAAAGCGGAAAATTTATTATTTGCGGATCGCGTCTCGGCATCGTTGTCCTCATCCCTATTCAGCAGGAATAGTGTTGTACACGTCCTCAACTATTACTTTGGCGACTTCATTGCGAGGCAACGAATAGTTTCCTGCTGCCGTTGCGAATAGTATGCTCGCCGAAAATTCACCGGTCG